TCATTGAGGTTTTGGCGCTCGCGCCCGCACCTTGCGGAGAGGTGCGGGAATAGACTGTTCGCCCGCCGTTCTGGTGAGCTTCCCGATCGCTCCTTTCGCCAGCCGCGCCCGGTCTGCCTCGCGGGTGTAGAGCGACGCCATCCCGCCGCCGCGCCACCCGAAGATCGCCTCCAGCTCGGCAACGGTCGCACCGTTCTCGGCCGCCCGCGTTGCGCCGATCTTCCGCACGCCGTGGGCGCTCTTGCGCTTGGCAAGGCCGGCCGATTCGCAGGCCTCCCGGAAGTAGTTCCCGAACGACTCCTTCGTCAGAGGTTTACCCGACGCTCCGCAGATGAACGCCAGATCCCCAGTCGGGCCCGCGTCGAGGGTCGCCTGCAACACAGGGAGAATCGGGATGGTGACCAGGACGGCCCCCTGGCTCTTCTCGGTCCGGAGCGTCGCGACGCCGTCGCGGACGTGCTGCCGGCCGAGCCTGACGGCGTCGCCGCGGCGCAACCCGGTGTAGAGCAGCACGTCGAGCCAAACGCGTTCCTTGGTGCCGACCGGCCAACGCTTTTCGAACCGCGCGACATCGTCTTCAGTCCAGGCGGGGAAGCCTCCACCTTTCGGCCGAGCCGGATTCCTCACGCCTGCCGTGGGATCGATCGTCACATGCCCGGCTTCGAGAGCCCAGCGGAACAGGCCTCGCATCGCGTCGAGGAAGTTCCGGGCTTGGGCGGGGGTGCCCGCACGCCGGTCCCGTCCCTCGACGATCGTCGCTCGGTCGACCGCAGAAAACGGTTCCGCCCCGGCCGACGCCAGCACGCCCTTGAAAATGTTGTCCCGCTGCCGACGGGTCGCAGCCGACAGGTCGGCGGCCCAAGCCGTTGTTTCGCGATACCGGTCGATCAGCCAGGCCAGCGATCCGGTCGTGGCCTTCCGCGGCCCGGGAAGCGGCTCGCCGGCGATCGCCGCCCGGTACTCGGCCTCGAACTCGGGTGTCCCGAAGGCGGCGCGCAGCCTGATTCGCGGTCCCTTGCCGACCCGCACATACCAGACGATCCGCCCGTGGCGGGTGGCTTCCCGATGTAGGTGCGGCGGGCGAGGGCGGGGCATGTCGTCCATCACAGGACGATCCGGCGCTTTCGGTCAACATCCGGCCCGTGGGTCGCTGGCTCGGGTGCGGCGAGCGCAGCCTCGTGCCCTTCGACCCGAATCACGATAGTGCCGTCGGGGCGCACCTCGACTGCACCGGCGCCGGCCTGCTTCGCGGCCCGCAGTGCTCGGGCGACGTCGGCCTGGGTAACGCGGGCGGGAGTGCGCGACACGGTTCAGTCTCCTTGATCGGGAGAGGCCCACCGACGGCACGCCGGCGACCGAGCCCGAACGTCCGTGCCGCGGCTGCACCTCCAGTAGCCGCGCACGAGCCCGCATTTTCGATAGGTGCGGGACGCCCCGAACACCACGACGTGCGCGCACGTTCCGCACGTCTGACCGGCCGGGCCCGTGCCCGGCGGCGCGGCGTATCCGTGCGGCCGGTCAGTGGCTCGACGCTGCTCGCGCTTGCGCTGCGCGTCCGATCTGGCTGGACGGTCGGGGTCGAACAGGTCGATCGTCATTGTGCTCTTCCCCTTCGCGAGCGGACCGGTCATGCTCAGGGCACGATCTTCCGCAGAGAAGTGCGCAACGCGTGCACCTGCGCGTGCAACGACGTCGCGTCGCGGCGGGCCTGGCGGGTGAGGCGAAGGGCGATGGTGATCAGGATCACCTGCAGCACCAGAGCGGCGCCGCAGAACCACCGGATCAGCGTCAACAAGGACTCGTCCACTTCGACCTCCTCTCACTGCGCAGCCCGGCGGCGGACGGCGGTCGCCCGTGCCATCAGCCAGTCGTAGCCGGCGAGCGCACCGGCGAGCAGGAGGTCCGCCTCGTACGCCGTGGTGGCGCGCGCATAGGACACCCCTCGCGGGGTGAGGCGGAGGCGCTGGCGCGCGCCGGACCAATCGAGCGTCACCAATCCCTCGTGGCCCAGCTGCCCCACCACGTCGGCCGACACGAGGACGTCGGCCGAGCCGGGTCGTATCCAGCCAGCGGGCGTGCATTCGAGCGGTTCGGCGAGGAGCGCGCCGAGCGCGCGGCGTGCAGCGGGATCGAGCGTGATCATAGTCGCACCTCGATGGTGGGGGCCGGCGGATGCGGGTCGAGCGCGCGGACCAGCGGCAGCGTGATGCTCGTCGCCTCGGCACTGTCGAGCGTCCAAATGCGGTGGGGCGTGCCGAGGATCACGAGCGTCGTGCGGCGCACGGGGTTGCTGCGGCGTCGACGGTGCGGTGTGTCGGAAATCGAGCCCATGCCTCCCTCCTCACGCCGGGCGGCTGGCACGGGACGCGGCCCGCTCGCGGGCGGCGGCGGCATGCAGATCGATCTGTCGGCCGGTCCAGCCGATCGAGAGCAGATCGTCACGCGTGACGGAGCCGTCGTTGACGGCGGCGAGGCCGAGAATGTCGTCGACCATCATCGACCGAATGTCGCTGGGATCGACCAGGCACGGGCGGCGGCAGAAGGGCGAGCGCGTTTTGAAGAACGAGCGGCGGGCGGCGGGGCTCATGATGCGGCTCCTCGAGGAGGTGGGGGCGTGGGAAATATCGGCGCGTGGGCGGCCGCGGCGGGCGGGGTGGTGTCGGGCCGCGTGGACACGGGAGCGGGCTTGCGGTGGCCGGCGAGGGCGCGGGCATAACGGGCGCCGGCTTCGCGGCCTCGGTCCCATGCCTGGGCAGCGATCTGGCCGTCCGCGTCGCGCCGGCCGTCATACGGGTTGCAGAACTGTCCGGCGTCGTGGGCGACGAGGCCCTCGGCAAAGGCGGCGAGCAGGTGATACGGCGCGTAGCTGGCGGCGATGCCAGCGAGGTCGGCGGGCATGGCGGGCGCTCCCAGGGGGCGTGGAGGGTGGGGGGCCTCAGCGGCCCCCGGTCTCCAGCAGCTCGCCCAGGAAGCGAGCCTCCTCCAGGTCCGGGCGCTTGCCGGTCTTGGCCGCGCGGGCGCAGGCCCGGTCATAGCGGTCGGCGAGCTCCGGGCGGCCGGCCTGGCCGTGGAACCGGATCAACTCGTTGCGGCGGCGGGTGGTCATGATGGTGTCTCCCCTCGTTCGATGGAGAGACTGTAGCGATAAACGCTACATCCGGTCAAGAGTGGATGTAGCGAAATTAGATACCCGTAACCGAGCTAGCGCGGCAGCGGTCCGGTGGATTTGCCGTCGGCCATGGCGAGAAATTGATCCATGTTCCGGAAGCGCACCAAGCCGGCCGGCGTCACTGCCTCGACGGAGCAGTTGACGAGCACTCGATAGGGGATGCCGGCATAGACGCCATGAGGCTCAAATGGTGGCGGCTGCTCGGGGGGGTGCAACTTCGCGACTTATGACCACGGGGCCTGCCGCCGCATCGCGGATCAGTCGTGGTAGGGCCAACAGAAGCAATCCGGCCAATAGCGGAGACATCAAGGTTGATAGAAGAAACCATCCAAAACTAAAACGTCCGCGAGTGTGTGCGGCCACTGCGACAACGACGGAGGCAATAAGCCAAAATAATGCGATCTCCATCGTTCAATCCATCGTAAGTCGACCGACATATCGACCTATAATTTTGACGTTAGACAGAAGTTCTTCATAGCTAGTATATTGTGGATTGTTCGGAATAATTCGGACTCGGATCGGGTCAGTGTCGGGGATCACTTCGAGCCGCTTGAGCGTCTGTCCGAGACCGTCAAAGAGGGCAAAGATGCCTGGTGGGCTCGGCGTGCGATGAGCGGTGTCGATGAAGACGAAATCGCCGTCGTGGATCCGAGGCTCCATGGAATCGCCCATGCACTCCACGATATGGAGCGACGAGACCGTGCCGTGAAATCGGCGCTGTATTACGTTTGCCGGGATCTTCCATGTGTCGACCACCGGGACTGCGGCAAACGAGTTGTTTCCGATTGCTATCTGGATCGTCGAGACATCATCGGAATGGCCCAGGCCGAGTCGAGCGTCTACTTGTGGGATCTCTCCTGCTGGGATGTTGCGAGGCGCGCCGTCGAACACGACGCCGCCTAGTGGGTGGCCGGTCGTCGATGCCACTTCTTCGGACGAGAGGTGCTCCTCGTCGCCGTTTTGATCGACGCGCAGCGGCCGAAATCCAGTGATCTGTGAGATTGCGACCATTTCGTCGAGCATCAGTCGACGACGGCCTTTCGCCAGTTTGTTGACGGCCGCGCGATCGATGGCGCGGCCCAGGCGCTCGGACAACTGGCGGGCCAGCTCCGCTTGACTCATCCCTTTGTGGAGGAGAGCGGCCTGAATCCAGTCGACTGTGGCGCGCGTGTCCATGCCGCGACTGTAGCGTCCACCGCTACACGCGTCTGTCCCCATTGTCGCTACGGTTGTGTTGCGTATCGTAGCGATAGTCGCTACGTTCGGCGACGCCATGAATCCAGCATCCTCGATCATTTCGAAGCTCGGCGGGCCGTCCAAGGTCGCTACGGTCGTAGGCGTCCATCGGACGCGTGTCTCGAACTGGGGACGGCCGAGGTCGGCTGGTGGGACGGGCGGTGTCATCCCGCAGCGTCATCACCGCGCGCTACTCGATTTCGCGCGCGACCTGGGAGTGGTGCTCACCGCTGACGATCTACTGCCGCCTTCCACCTCCTCGCTCGTCTCAGCAATGGCGGAAACCGTGCCGGTTCGCGAGACCGGCAGTGGCTCCGTCCCTTCTTCTGCCTTGCGGGAGACACCCTGATGTCGACGCGGGCAGCATCGCCGACGCGGGGTCGGACGGTCAAATCGCACCGCGAAATGCGATTCGGTCGATTCCGAAACGCGATTCGGTCGACGGCCGCTATCGCTCGGACGGCAAGGGAGATTTGGCCGGACCAAACGGCGCCCGAGTTGGCCTGGGCGGGCGGGCTCGGGAGCGCACGGGGCGCCGAGCTGCTGCTCGCCGGCAAGACCGCGGCGAGCGCCGAGACCATCCTGACGCTGATCTTTCACCCGGTGCACGGGCGTCGGTTTCTGGTGGCGGTGATGGCCGCCGCCGATCCCGTTCCGCCCTATTGGCGGGAGCTGCTCAAGCAATTCGAGCTGTCCGAGACGCGGGCGCAGCTGCGCGCACTCAACAAGCGCCTCGTCCGTCTCGAGGAGGGCGAGGAGGCATGAGCACTTCCGCCGATCTCGGGACCCTCTCCGCCGCGCGCCCGTGTCGTCGCGTGGCGGCGCCTGCCGGCGCGTCCGAATGCTCCACGGGAGCCGCGCCCGCGGCGGATGCGCCGGCCATTTCGTTTGGTTCGGCTGCGTGCCCGGCCGCGCCGGACGCACAGACGGATGCGTGCTCCGGCGAGGACTGGCGGGCCTATATGCCGATCGCTCTCGTGGTGCTCGCCGGCCTGGTGGTCGACGGCTGCGCGATCGTGATCACGAGGGGAGGGTGACATGGGAGCCGTCACCGCACTCTCGCGCTTCGTCGCCGCCACCGTGGTCGATGGCGACGGCCGTCGCACCTCGGGTGCCAAGATCGTCTGTGCCCGCTGCTCGCGCAGCCTCGTGGTCGCGCGCCCGCATCTCAAGAACAACGCCGGTTACAGCGACGGCAAGGAAATCGCGTTTCTCACCAAGCGCTACCAACGCGCCGGCTGGCTGGTCGGCCGGCTCGCGATGCACGACCGATGCCCGGACTGCCAGAAGGAGAGCAAGGCCATGGCCGGCAAGGACACACCCAATCTCGCGATCGTCGCCGGTCCGGCTTCGCGTCAGCCGGTCGAAACCGCGCCGGTCATGACAGCGGCCGTGCCGGCGGGCACGTCGCCCCGTCAGATGTCACGTGAGGACCGACGGCTGGTCTTCTCCAGGCTCGACGAGGTCTATCTCGACGAGGAGCGTGGTTACGGCGTCGGCTGGACCGACCAGAAGGTCGCCGACGATCTCGGCGTGCCGCGCGCGTGGGTCGTCACCATTCGTGAGGAGAATTTCGGCGGCGCAGGCGGGAACGAGGAGATCGCCGCGCAGGTGGCCGAGGCCGAGGCGCTGGTGAAACGCGCGAGCGAGGCGGCCGCGGAATGCGATCGCCGTGCCACCGAGATCCGCCGGGAGGCCGCGGCCATCGACTCGATGGTGCGGACCATCCGCAAAGCGATCGGAATGTGAGGGAGATTCGGTCGTGTCACGGCGGCGCTCTGCCGGCGATCGCCAATCCGCCGAGGGAAGTCATCGTGACCATCGGCCTTTCTGTCCATCGAGAGGAGGACCGCGTGAAGCTGATCACGGACATTTTGCGGGAATACCGGCGTGGCGCGCCGGTGGCTCTCGCAACGGCGCTGCTCGCCGAGGTCGTGCGGGCCGTCGACGAGACCGGCAAGGCCGGCGAGGTGACGATCAAGCTCAAGGTCAAGCCGTCCGAGCACGGCAGCACCGAGAAGTCCCTGCTCGTGTCGGTCACCAGCAAGAAGCCGGTGCCGGAGATGCAGCCGGCCGTCTTCTTCTCGGATGCCGACGGCGATCTGCATCGCGTCGACCCGTCGCAGCGCGAGATGGATTTCGTCGAGGCCGATCCCACGTTCCACGGCGCCGCGCGCGCTTGATCACGAAGGACCAACACCCATGACGACGGAAGCGGAAGCCATTCGGAACCTGGCGCAGGATGCGCTGCGGGCACAGTCGGTCGAGCTCGCGGACGGGCGACGGTTTCTGGTCGTGCCGGACGGCACGACCCTGAAGGAGGTGAGCGACGAGCACGGCCTGTCCGTCTCTCTGCCGCGCTACATCGACCAGACCGTCACCGTCCAGACGCAGGATTCTCTCGTCGAATATGTCGGCGAGTTCTCGGGCGAGGCGACCGTGCTGTTCGCAGACCAGGAGAACGATCGGATCGTCGCCGTACTCGATTATCACGAGCCGGGCGCGCCGACGCACGGGGCGCACCGGGCCGTGCTGCAGCTCCAACACTCGGTCGAATGGCAGCTGTGGACCGGCATCAGCGGCACGCTGATGGGGCAGCTCGAATTCGCGCGGTTCGTCGAGGAGAATTCGGCGGACGTGCGGGCGCCCACGGCGGCCGACCTGCTCGAGGCGGTGCGCGACCTGCAGGCGCACCGCAAGGTGAACTTCGTCAAGGCGGTGAGGACCGCCAGCGACAACGAGAATTTCGAGTTCACCGCCGAGAACAGCGCCGTCACCAAGGGCGGTCTCGAGCTGCCGACCAAATTCGTGCTCGGCCTGCCGGTCTATTTCGGCGAGCCCGACACCGAGGTGCACGCTTTCCTGCGGTGGCGGATCGATCCGGAGCAGGGCGGGCTGAAGCTCGGCATCCAGCTCCACCGTGTCGAGCAGGTGCGGCAGGCGGTGTTCCAGGCGATCGTCACCTCGATCGCCGAGCGCACCAGGCGGCGGGCGATCTTCGGCCGGCTGTGATCCGAGGCTTTGTGGCTTCCACGGTCAGCCGTGGAAGCCACGCCGGAACGTGACGATGAATCTCGAATACCATCCGCTCGCAAACTTGTTCCCGCTGATCGAGGGCGATGATTTCGCCGACCTCGTCGCGGACGTCGCTGCGCACGGGATTCAGCAGCCGATCGATCTCTATCAAGGAAAAATCCTCGACGGGCGGAACCGCTACCGGGCGGCGCGAGCCGCCGAGGTCGAGATCGGCCCGCAGCACGTGCGTTACTTTCGCGAGGAGCTGTTCGGCGATCCGCTCGCCTATGTGATCTCGCAGAACCTGCAGCGTCGGCACCTCGACGACCGGCAGCGCGCCTCGATCGCCGGCAAGATCGCCAACATGACGCGCGGGCGGCCCGCCGGGCCAGAGCCGGAAAATCCGCCAATTGGCGGATTTTCGGCAGCGCAGGCGGCGGCCAAGCTGAACGTCTCCGAGCGGCAGGTCGAGCGCGCCCGGGTGGTGCACGATCAGGGGGTGCCCGAGCTGTGCGAGGCCCTCGACCGCGGAGAGATCCCGGTGTCGGCAGCGGAGCGCCTCGCCCGGAAGGATGTGGGCGAGCAGCGCGCCGAGCTGGCGCAGCTCCTGCCGCGCGGCGCGCGCGCCGTGATGGCGGCGCGGATCGAGCCCGACGACAGCCTCGACTTCTTCCCGACGCCGCCCTGGGCGACGCGCGCTTTGATGGAGGTGGTGCTGCCGCATCTCGGCGTGCGCCAGGTGCGCCAGGTGTGGGAGCCGGCGTGCGGGGAGGGGCACATCGCCGAGGTGCTGCGGGAGTACGTGCCCGACGTGGTGGCGACCGACATCCGCGATTACGGCTATCGATCCACCGGCGTCGCCGATTTCCTCGCCGACATCGTGCCGGGGGCGGACGACGGATGGATCGTCACCAACCCACCGTTCGGCAGCCGGACGATTCCGTTCGTGCTGCGGGCGCTCGATTTCGTGCCGCGCGGCGGCGTCGCGATGTTCCTGCGATCGCAATGGGCGGTCGAAGGCATCGAGCGGTGGGAGCGTGTCTTTCGCGATCGGTGCCCGACGCTGTGCGCGTATTTCGTCGAGCGCGTGCCCTTGTGCAAGGGACGGTGGGACCCGGACGGGTCGACGGCGACCGCCTATTGCTGGCTGGTCTGGGTCGCGGGCGGGTCGCCGCTGCCGCCGCTGTGGATTCCGCCCGGTCAATGCGCGACCCGGACGCGCCCGGACGACGCCGAGCATTTCACGCGGCATCCGGTGGCGCGGCGATCGATCAGCCTCGACGGGCCGGTCGATCTGACGACGGGCGAGATCATCGAACCCGAGGGCGAGAGAGGTGGCGCCGTATCCGCAGGCGGATCCGCAGGGGCAGATGGCGGCGCGAGGCAGGCCACGGCAGCCGGCGTGATGCCCGCCGGTGAGGCGCCCTCGGCAGGGCCGGAGGCTGTCGTGCGCGGCGCGACGGTCTCCGGCCTGCTCGATCGGTCGGCCACGGACGATGGGCTCGACATTCCCGATTTCTTGCGGCGCTCGGTGTCTTCGGAGCCGGTCGGTGGCGGCCGATGAGGAGCCGCCGACCCGCACCGGTGACGGTCACGGTGACGCTGCCGGCGGATCTCGCGCACATGGCCGAGGCGGCGGCCGAGATGCGGCAGATGCCCGTCTCCGAGCTGATCACCTCCATGCTCGACGTCACGGCGCGGTGCGACCTGTGGGGCGTGCTGCGGGGCGAGGTGCCGGCCGGCGTGCTGCTGACGCGGGAATTCTTGATGCGGACGGTCGCGGTGCTGATCGCGGCGCAGGCGGAGCCCGCGAGGGATCCGAGCGGAGGGGATCATGACTGACGACGTTCGGCCGATGGACGGCAAGGATCCGTGGCATCTGGCACCGTGGGATGCGCTCCGCGCGGTCGTGCGGATGCTCGGCCACGGGGCGGACAAGCACGACGGCGCGAGCGGTGACGACTGGCGGCGGGGGCGGGCGTGGTCCGACGACTGGGCGGCGCTGCACCGCCACCTTGCGGCATGGTGGCTGCGCGAGGGGCCGGACGCAGGCTCCGGCCGGTCGCACCTGTGGCACGCCGGCGCGCGGATCGTGATCCTGATCGCGGCCGAGCTGCGCGGCATCGGGCGTGACGACCGGCCGGTGCCGGATTCGGCGAGCGTCGAGTCGGTGCCGCCGTTCGGCGCGCCGTACGGCTGCCGGCTCGTCTATCTCGCGACGCCCTATACGCGCTATCCGGACGGCATGATCGCGGCCTTCGAGGCGGCGGCGGATCTGGCCGGGCGTCTCGTGCGGCGGGGCGTGTGCGTCTACTCGCCGATCGCGCACTCGCATCCGCTCGCCGTGCACGGCGGCGCGCCGGCCACGGATCACGAGATGTGGATGCGGCAGGACGCGCCCATGCTTGCAGCGGCGGACGCGCTCTATGTCGCCCATCTGCCGGGCTGGGACTGCTCACAAGGCGTCGCGCACGAGATCGCGGTGTGCGAGGCCGCGGGCAAGCCGATCTACGACCTCGATCCCGTGACGCTCGAGGTGCGGCTGCGCGGAGCGATCGCCGGTGAGAAGGCGAGGGGTGCGGCATGAGCATGCAGGCGATCAACTGGGCGCTCGCGCTGCCGATTCCGCCGAGCCCGAAACTGACGCTCATGGTGATCGGCAATTACGCCGACGAGAACGGCTGCGCGTGGCCGTCGATCGCGCGCCTCGCTGCGGACACGTCGCAATCACGAGCGACGGTGCAGCGGCGCATCAAGGATTTGGAGCGCGACGGCTTGCTGATCAGGGTCGCGCGGCACGCACAGGACGGCCGGCGCACTTCCGACGAGATCAGGTTGCGGCTCGACGTCGGGCCGGCGGAGTTGCTGCAGCGCGTGTCGGATCTGCCTTCGGCGGAGGAGGCAGAGGACGCGGGCGACGTGGAGGACGTCGGCGAGCCCCCTCCGGAAGAGGGGGAGGGTATCAAATTGATACCGGGGGGGAGGGTAGCAAATTGCGACGGGGAGGGTATCACAGCTGTGCTACGGTCCCCGTATCACTGCTGCTACCCCAACAATGAACCTCCAAAAGAACCAGATTCTACCCCCCGACCCCCCTCCGGTGCGGCGAGGCCGCAGGACGTCCGAGGGGAGCAAGACCCGAGTCCCGAGCGCGATCCGAGGATCGAGGGGTGGCTCGACGAGTTCCGATCGGTCTATCCACGGGTCACCAACCGGCCCGAACTCGTTGCGGCGCTCGCGGCCGGGCTGACGACCGAGGAGCGCGCCCGGGTGCTCACGGCGGCCCGCGGAGCGAGGGCGCTGCACGACCGCACGCCGAAACGGCCCCCGGCGTTGGTGTCGCCCGAGAGGCTGCTGCGGAACCCGGGGCTGTGGGACGAGTACGGCCGCCACGCGCCGTCCGAGCCGGTGCGACCGGTGTTCGTGCGGGTCGACTCCGCCGAATGGCGCGCCCGCGGCGTGCTGGCGGCGATCCGCGGCCGGGCGATGCCGCGTGCCGAGCACGATGCTGCGCGTGGGTGCGCCGGGGTGCTCATGCGGCCTCTGCCCGATTTCGTGCTGGCGCTGGCGGCTTATGCCGACGTGCCGGCCGAGGACTGGCCGCTGATCGCGCCGAAGACCGCGCAGTGGGTGCGCTGGGCCGAGTGGCTGGCGTTGCTCGGCGGCGCCGGGCTCGAGGCGCGCAAGCACAACATTCCCGGCGAGACGGTGACGCTCCGGCGGCTGGGCGGGCCGCCCGAGGAGGTGCCCCGGTGGCAGTTTGCGGCACGGGTGCCCTGCGAGTGGCCGCCGGCGCGATCCGGGTCGTCCGGCACCGGCCCGCCCGCCGACGACGGGGATGCGCTGCACGCTCGGCACGACGCGGAGGGGCAGTGAGATGCTGCGGCTCTCGGACCAGGACGGGACGACGTGGGGATGCGTGCAGACGGTCGGCGGCCGTGAGGCTCTGTGCGCGAGCGAGATCGTGCGCCTCGGCCTGTCGTGCTTCTGGCCGCGATATCTGGCGACCCAGACCGTCCAGGGCGGCGGGCGGCGGGCCGATGGGCGCCGCCGCGTGCGGCGCTCGCTGTTTCCCGGCTACGTGTTCGCCGGGTGGCCGGCGAGCACGCCGTGGGCGTGGCGGGCGATCCGTGCGCTGCCCGGCCAACGGCGGGTGCTCGAAAGCGGCTACGACACGCCGGCGATGGTCGACCCGGGCTTTCTGCGGGAGCTGGTCGGGCACGAGGGTGAACTCGCCCACAATCTTGCATCCGCCCGCAAGGCGCTGCGTCTCTCGGCGGGAGACAGGATCCGCGCGACCGAGGGACCGTTCGTCGGTCTGTACGGCACGCTGATCACGCTTGACGATGCCGGAAGAATCGCGATGCTGATCGACATCCTCGGCGGCGCGACCGTCGTGAAAGGTTTGTCGGTCGATCAGATCGAGCCAGCATCAGCGAGAGGGTGATTCTCGCTGACGGCGGACGCATGGAAGAGTTCGTGGAGCCCCGGTGCAGCGATGCGCCGGGGCTTCTTGCTGACATGGGGCATGGGAGCACCATGGCGCCGCTGGTACAAGACGACCCGCTGGCAGCGGTTGCGCGACGAGGTCTTCCTCCGCGACCTGTGCACGTGCCGGCGGTGCGGTCGCGTCACCAGCGACGACGCGCGGGTTTGTGATCACGTCGAGCCGCACCGCGGGGACGAGCGTCTGTTCTGGGATGCGGCGAACCTGCAGACGCTGTGCAAGGACTGCCACGACCGGCTGAAGCAGTCCGAAGAGCAGGCGAGCCTCCATCGGCGGGGCGTCTGGCACTGACAGAGGGGGGGCCGAAAAGTCCCCGGCTCGCCGCGCCTCGGACCGGCGTCCCCCACATTCGCGGATTTTTTTAAGGTGGACCAGGCTTTCGACCTGTTCGGCGCTCCGGTTCCTGCCAACCATGGTCGGCGGGGTCGGCCCCAGCACATCCCGACACAGGAGAACCGCAACAAGGTCAGCATGTTGCTCGCGCTCGGGTGGAGCAACGAGCGGATCGCCAACGCGCTGCACATCACGCTGCCCACGCTGCGGAAGCATTATTTTTCCGAGCTGAAGTTCCGCGACGTGCAGCGCGACCGGATGACCGCAACGCTCACCATGCACCTGTGGTCACAGGTCGAGGCCGGGAACGTCTCGGCGATGAGGGAGTTCGGCGCGCTCATCGAGCGCAACGATCGGATGGCCGCGGAGCAGTTTTTCGAGACGACCAAGACCTCGCAGGCTCCGCGCCTCGGCAAGAAGCAGCTCGACGAGCAGCGCGCGATGGATGCCGATGCCGAGCTGACCGCCGAACTCGATCAGGAGGCGGCCGCGGCGCACCATGCGGTCAACTGACCTGCCGCGGTTCGCCTGCCCCGATTGGTGGGACAGGATCCGAGCCGGCCTGACGCCGATGGCGACCGTGCCGCTCAACGAGGCCCGGGCCGCGAAGGCACGAGCGTTCTTCGACCGCCTCAGGCTGCCGGACGTGCCCGGCACGCCCACGCTCGCCGAGGCGTGCGGCGACTGGTTCCGCGACATTCTGTGCGCGGTTCTCGCGAGCGAGGACCCGGCGACGAAGACGCGGATCGTGTGGGAGCTGCTCTGCATGGTGCCGAAGAAGAGCAGCAAGACCACCTACGTCGCCGGGCTGGCACTCACGGCCTTGTGGATGGAGGAGGCCCCGAACCGACAGATGCTCCTCGTCGCGCCGTCGCAGAACATCTCGGAGCGATGCTTCGGCCAGGCGCAGGGCATGATCCGGCTCGACCCGCGCCTTCAAGCGATCTTCAAGGTCCAGGATCACCTCAAGAGCATCACGCGGCGGAAGACCGGGACTGCACTGGACGTGAAGACCTTCGACACCACGATCGTCACCGGCGAGATTCCGGTGCTGACGATCATCGACGAGGTGCACGAACTCGGGAAGAAGGCCAAGGCCGCGGCCGTCATGCAGCAGATTCGTGGTGGCGGAATTACGATGCAGGGCGGCCAGGTGCTGATGATCACCACCCAGTCGGACGAGCCACCGACCGGGATCTGGCGCACCGAGCTGCAGAAGGCCCGGGCGATCCGCGACGGCAAGAGCGGCGCCACCCCGATCCTGCTGCCGGTGCTTTACGAGTACCCCGCCGAGCTGCAGCGGGACGAGACATATTGGCGAGACCACGAGCACTGGCCGTTGCTGCTGCCGAATCTCGGGCGCTCGATCGACATGCAGCGGCTGCTGGCCGACTACGAGAACAACGGCCGCGTCAATGCCGAGGCCGAGCGCATCTGGGCCTCGCAGCACCTCAACATCGAAATCGGTGTCGGGCTCTCGGGCGACGGTTGGTGCGGGGCGGCGTTCTGGGAGCAGGCGAGCGACGACACCCTGACACTGGATTCGCTGATTGCCCGGTCGGAGGTCATCACCATCGGCATCGACGGGGGCGGGCTCGACGACCTGATGGGGATCGCCGTGATCGGGCGGGAGCGGGAGACGCGCAACTGGCTCGCCTGGGCGCACGCTTTCGCCGACCCGAAGGTGCTGGAGCGGCGCAAGGACATCGCGCCCGCGCTGCAGGAGTTCTCGGAGGAGGACTCGCTGACGATCGCCGATACGGCCGGCCGCTCGGCCGGCCTGGTCGCCCTTCTTCGGCGCCTCGTCGATACCGGATTGCTCCCGGCACGAGATGCGGTCGGCGTCGACCCGAACAACGCTGCCGCGGTGTTCGAGGCTTTGGCCGAGGGGGGCGTCACGGCAGATCAGATCAAGCGCCTTCTGCAGGGGCCGGCACTCGCGCCCGCGCTCTACGGCCTCGAGCTGAAGCTCGACGACGGCACCTTCAAGCACGGCGGGCAGCGGATGATGAACTGGGTGCTGGGAAACGCGAAAGTGGAGCCGCGCGGGAACCACCTGATGGTGACGAAGCAGATCTCGGGCCGAGCGAAGATCGATCCGTTGATCGCCTTGTTCGAGGCGACGATCCTGTTGAGCTGGAATCCGACAGCGGCAGGTGGTCCGTCCGTCTACGAGACCCGCGGCATGGTGATGGTCTGATGGGGCTGCTCGACGCGTTTCGTCGCCGGGGTGGGCCGACCGTGCAGGCCTCCGCGATCGGAGACGGCCATCTGTTCGGCGGGCTCGGCGATCCGCTCTTGCTGGAGTTCATCCGGTCGGGTGGCGGCGGGCCGACGCAGGCGGGAATTCATGTCACGCCCGCGGTCGCGCTGAAGAACCCGACCGTGATCCGGTGTGTGTCGCTGATCAGCTTTGCGATCGGAATGCTGCCGCTGCACCTGATCGATCGTGCGACCAAGGAGAAGGCGACGGCGCATCCGCTGTTCCGCGCGCTGCATCGCAGGCCGAACCCCTGGCAGACGGCTTACGAGTTCCGAGCGCTGATGCAGCAGCGCGCGCTCGGCGCGTCGGGTTCGGGCGATCGCGGGGATGCGTTCGCCCTGATCGTTCGCTCGCGCGGTCGCGTGATGCACCTCGTTCCGTTGCCGACCGAGCGCGTTCGACCGCGCCAGCGGGCGGATTGGATGGTCGAGTACGAGTACACCCGGCCCGATGGCGGCAAGGTGGTGTATGCCCCGGAGGAGGTGTTCCACCTTCGCTACGGGCTGAGTTCGGACGGGATTTCCGGGCTCTCGCTGGTCAAGCAGGCCGCGGAGGCGATCGCGCTCGCGGTGCAGAGCGAGCGGGCCGCCGCCCGAATGTTCGTCAACGGGATGATCGCCGGCGGCTTCATCAAGCATCCGGGCCGGCTGTCGGCGGACGCGCAGAAGAACCTCGCAGAGTCCATGGCGGCGAAATGGGCGGGTGTCGAGAACGCCCACAAATGGCCGATTCTCGAGGAGGGCATGGACGCCGTGAAGGTGACCCAGACCGCGGAGGAGGCCCAGCACCTCGAGATGCGGAAGATGCAGATCGAGGAGATCGCCCGTCCGTTCGGCGTGCCGCGTCCGTTGCTCGGCGTCGACGATACGTCGTGGGGGTCCGGCATCGACGTGCTCGGGCAATTCTTCGTTCGCTACGCGCTCGGTCCCTGGTTCGAGGCGTGGCAGCAAGCCGCCGAGCGCTCGCTGCTGACCGATGCCGAGATCGAGCGTTACGAGATCAAGTTCAATGCCGGGGCGCTGCTGCGCGGCTCGATGGCACAGCAGGCCGACTTCTTCGCCAAGGCGCTCGGCGCCGGCGGCCACTCGCCGTGGATGGGCGCCGACGAGGTCCGCGAGCTGCAGGATCTGCCGCCACGCTCCGACCTTCCGCCGCCGGCCGGTGTCCAGCAGACACGAGGATCGAACAATGAGCCTGCGCAAGCTGCCTGAGGCAACGACACCGGCCCGGCCGAAGAATTTTCAGTGGGACGCGCCGTCCGATGTGCTGGCCCGCTGGTCGAAACGACCGTTGACCGCCGAGTCCGACGATCCCGCGACGATCTCGCTCTACGAGCCGATCGGCGAGGACGCGTGGGGCAGTGGCTGGACGGCGAGACGAATGGCCGGTGCCTTGCGGTCGATCGGAGCGAAGGACGTCACGGTCAAGATCAACTCGCCGGGCGGCGACATGTTCGAGTCGGTCGCGATCTACAACCTGCTGCGCGAGCATCCGGCTCGGGTGATCGTCGACGTGATGGGAATTGCGGCATCGGGGGCCTCGATCATCACGATGGCGGCGGACACGATCCGTGTCGGTCTCGGCAGCTTCGTCATGATCCACAATGCCTGGGGCCTGGTGATCGGGAACCGGCACGATTTCCGCGACGCGGCCGGCGTGTTCGAGGGCTTCGATACCGCGATGGTCGACATCTATGCGGCGCGCACCGGCCGTGATCGCAAGGCGATCGAGACGCTGATGGACGCCGAGACCTACATGGGTGCGTCCGCCGCGATCGAGGCCGGAGTCGCCGACGAGCTCAACGAGGGTGTCTCCGCCGACGAGCCGTCGGCGAGCGCCCGGGAGACCGGCGCGCCGATGGCGCGGCGCCGTCTCGATGCGATCCTCGCGCAGCAAGGCATCCCGCGGTCCGAGCGGCGGCGCCTTCTGCGCGAAGCGATGGCCGGCACGCCGAGCGCTGCCGGGACGGTCATGCCGAGCGCTGGCCTGGACCTGGCAATGGTCAGGGACTTGATCACCATCCTCAAATCGTAGGAGCCCAGATCATGGGTGTGAACCTCCCGATCCGCGCGCGCGGCCTCGTCCGCGCGCCGCGGGCCGACGCGTCGCAGGCCGACGCGGTCAAGATCCTCGCCGAGCTGAAGACGACCGTCGAGGCGTTCAAGGCCGAGCACGAGGCCGAGATCAAGGCGATCAAGAAGGGGATGGGCGACGTCGTCCAGACCGAGAAGGTCGACCGGATCAACGCCGAGATCACCAAGCTGCAGACCGCGCTCGACAAGGTCAACGCCGCGCTCGCCGCGGTGCGTGCCGGTGCCGGTGGCGACAAGCCGGTGATCACGGCGGAGCGGCGTGCGCACGCGGCCGCGTTCGACCGGTTTTTCCGGCGTGGTGCCGACGCCGGGCTGCGCGATCTCGAGATCAAGGCGGAGCTGCGCACCGACTCCGATCCCGACGGCGGCTACGTCGTGCCGGAGCAGATGGAGGCCGGCATCGATCGCGTGCTCGGGACCATCTCGGTGATGCGTCAGATCGCCCGGGTCGTACCGGTTTCGACCGGCACCTACAAGCGGCTGATCAACCAGGGCGGCGCCGGCTACGGCTGGGTCGGCGAGCGTCAGATGCGGCCGGAGACCGGCACGCCGACGCTCGCCGAGCTCGCTTACGGCGTCATGGAGATGTACGCCAATCCGGCGGCCACTCAGACGCTGCTCGACGACGCCACCACGGACATCGAGCAGTGGCTCGCCGCCGAGGTGTCGACGGTCTTCGCCGAGCAGGAGGGCGCGGCCTTCATCGCGGGCGACGGCGTCATGCGGCCGCGTGGTCTGCTGTCCTACGACACCGTCACCAACGCCGCCTATACCTGGGGCAAGCTCGGCTATGTCGCGACCGGCGTCGCGGCGGCGCTGTCCGATGCCACGCACAACGGCGTCGATGCCCTGATCGACGTCTATTACGCGCTCAAGAGCGGCTACCGGAACGGGGCCGCGTGGCTGATGTCGGACGCCGTCATGGGCGCCGTCCGCAAGCTCAAGGACGGCGACGGGAATTACATCTGGGCGCCGCCGAGTGCGACCGCCGAGCTGGGCACCGTCCTCGGCAAGCCGGTCTACACGGACGACAACATGCCGGCGATCGGCGCGAACGCCGTGCCGATCGCGTTCGGCAACTTCCAGCGCGGCTATCTGATCGTCGATCGGATCGGCGTGCGTGTGCTGCGCGATCCGTACACGAACAAGCCGTACGTCCACTTCTACACGACGAAGCGGGTCGGCGGCGGTGTCCAGAACTTCGAGGCGATCAAGCTCCTCAAGTGCGCGGCGAACTGATCTCCACGGGAGAGACACATGAACATGAAGGACAGCCACTCCGGCTCGTCGGTCGCGCTGCTGATCGGCGCCGCCGTGCTCTCGGCCGACAATGTTCCGACCGCGGTCGATCTGCGGGGTTTTCGCTCGGCGGAGATCCTGCTGGCGATCGGTGCCGGCGGCATCACGTTCTCGGACACAGACAAGATCGAGTTCGTCCTGACGCACTCGGACGACGGCGAGACCTGGGATGCGGTCTCGGATGCCGACGTGCTCGGCGCGAGCGTGGCGTCGGGCGGGATCATCAAGGCGCTCACGGCCGCGCATGCGGCGGCTGCGGCGTATCGCGTCGGTTATGTCGGCGGGCGGCGCTACCTCGCGCTGCTCGCGGACTTTTCGGGGACGCACGGCACGGGCACGCCGATCGCGGCGATGCTCCTCGAGGGAGATCCCACGATCGCGCCGACCGCCGACCAGGCGTGAGCGCAGGCCCATCGTGCGGCGGCCGGCGTGTTCCGGCCGCCGCGAAGCAACGGGAGATGGAGATGCGGGCCAGAGTGACGAAGACGTTTCCGGGCGTCCCCGACGGGGCGGTTTTGACCCGCCAGATCACCGCGGGCGAGATCATCCGCGGTGACCTCGCGGCAGTCGCAGTCGCCGCCGGTTTCGCCGATCCGGTGGATGCCGAGGAGGGGGGTGCCGCCGTGTCGGCGAAGGGTGCCGCAGACCTCGCGGATGCCGAGCCGGAGGCGGCCAAACCGGCGCGCCGGAAGCGCGGCAAGAAGCGCTGAGGACGGCCATGACCGCCATCCTCGTCTCGGCCCCCACGGTGCCTCTTCTGTCGCTCGCCGAGGCGAAGCGGCATCTGCGTGTCGAGCACGACGAGGACGACGAACTGATCGCCGCGCAGGTCGCGGCGGTCGCGGGCCAGCTCGATCCGGCGTTCAGCGGATGGCTCGGCCGGGCGCTGCGGCCGCAGACGTGGCGTCTCGATCTGCTCGGCTTTCCCCGCGGCGAGATCGTGCTGCCGTATCCGCCGCTCGTATCGATCTCGTCGATCTTCTACACCGCCCCGGACGGTACCGAGCAGACGCTCGCCGCAGGCACCGGCTACCGCATCGTCGATTCCGATTCTCGTGGCAAGGCGATGCTCGCGCCGCCCTACGGCAAGAGCTGGCCGTCCGTGCGTACCGATTACGGCGCGGTGCGGATCACCTTCGAGGCCGGCTACGCGGTCACGTCCGACGGCGAGGCCGAGACCGATACCCTGCCGCCGGCGATCAAGGCGTGGGCCAAGCTCGCGGTCGCCACGCTCTACGATCGGCGCGAGACCGTCGTGTCGGGCCAGGTTTCCGCGCTGCCGGCGAAGGTCGACGGCATGATCCTGCCATATCGGGTGTGGTGATGTGGGTGCAGTTCTCGCGGGCCTGGACCTGGTGTCCGACACCACGGACGGCGATCGCCTATCGCAGCGGTCGGAAGGTCAATGTTCCGCGCGCCTGTGCCGCGGCCGCCGTGGCCGCTGGTGCAGCGGCATATGCGGGCGCTGCTCGGCAAGGCGAGGGCGTGCAGACGGATCGGCGGCCGGCGGAGACGCAGGAGAAGGCCGATGCCGGCCGGTGATCTGCGCGAGCGTGTGCGCTTCGAGGCGCGTGCCGTCGGCGACGACGGGTACGGCAATGTCCGGGCCGACTGGATCGAGCGGTTCTCGGTGTCGGCGCGCATCGTGTCCCTGCGTGGGGGAGAGAGCGTGATCGCGGCGCGGCTGCAGGGCACGCAGCCGGTGGTGATCACGGTGAGGGCCGAGGCTCGCACCCGCGCGATCGCCACCGACTGGCGGGCCGTCGATGCGCGGCGCGGCACCGTCTATGCGATCCGCGGCGCCGTCGAGCGCGAGGGGCGCGACTACATCGATCTCACGTGCGAGGCGGGCGTCGCCGCATGACCGCGAAAATGCAGGGCCGAGAGCGGCTGCTCGCGAAAATGGCGGCGATCCCGAAGGCACAGCGCGCGGCGATGCGGCCGGTGCTCGAGGAGGCGGCGAGGGAGGTCACGAGCATGCAGCGGCGTCTCGTCCCGGTGCGGTCGGGCGCGCTGCTCCGGTCGATCGGCTACACCTTCGGCCGCTACCGTGCCGAGAACGCGAACGTCCGTGGTGTTTCCGCCGGCGGCGACGCCGATCCGAACTTGAGCGTCACGCTGCATGCCGGCGATGCCGAGGCCTATTATGCGGCCTTCGTGGAGTTCGGCACGTCCGCACACACGGCGGGTGGAAAATTCAAGGGTGCTCACCATCCCGGCAGCATGGCGCGGCCGTTCTTCTATCCGGTGTTCCGGGCGCTGCGCCGGCGGATCAAGGCCAGGATCACGCGGGCGATGCGCAAGGCCGCGCGCGAGGCGGCGGCGCGATGAGCGAGGACCCGTCGCTCGCATTGCAGGGCGCCATCGTCGCGGCCCTGAAAGCCACACCCGCGGTCGCCGGCGGACGCGTCCTCGACGACGTGCCGCTCGAAGCGGAATTCCCGCACCTGCAGGTGGGCGAGGGCGAGACCGTCGGCGACGACACCGAGTGTCTGGTCTCGTCCGAGGTCACGATGCAGGTCCATGTGTGGTCGCGCGCCGTGGGCTTCCCGGAGGCGCGACGGATCGCCGGCGAGGTCCGGGCGCGCTGCACGACCGCTTTCGCGCTCGAGGGATTCACGGTGGTGCTCGCCGAGCACCTGCAGACCCGATTCTTACGCGATCCGGACGGGCTCACCAGCCACGCCGTCGTCGAGTTTCGATATCTCGTCGATCACGACTGATCGGCATCACCAGGAGAGGGAGCATGGCAAAGCCGACGACCATTCGCGGCACCCAGGTCTACATCAAGATCGGCGACGGCGCGGACCCGGAGGTGTTCGCGCATCCGTGCCTGATCAACTCCGATCGCGGCGTTACCTTCAGGTCGAACACCAACGACATCGTCGTGCCGGACTGCGACAGCCCGGACGACCCTGCGTGGCGGGAGCTGGTCAAGGATGCGCTGTCGGTCGGGCTGACCGGCGCCGGCGTCCTCGACAACGACGCCACGACCCTCGCCACCTATACCGAGTGGTGGAAGGCCGATGCCGGCAAGAGCGTCCAGGTCTGGCTGGGCACTCTCGGCTATTGGTCCGGGTCCTTCAAGCTCACCGAGTGGGAGGTGACCGGAGGCCGGTCGGACAAGGCGCAGGTCTCGATCACGCTCGAGAGCGACGGCGAGATCAGCGACTTCACGACCGCCTGAGGGGGACGAGATGGAGCACGACGGTGCAATCGATCTGGTCTGGGGCGGTGACGAGCGTCGCTTTCGGCTCGCCATCGACCAATGCCTCGCCCTCGAGGAGCGCCGTGGATGCGGACTCGCCGAGATCCGGCAGCGCCTCGCCACCGACCGCTGGCATATCGATGACATCCGCGAGACGTTGCGGCTCGGGCTGATTGGCGGCGGCGTCGACGGCAAGCTCGCGCGTGAGCTGATCGATCGGCACTGCGGCGCCGGAAAGCTCTACGACGGCGTGATCGTGGCGCTCGCCGTGATCACTGCGGCCGTAGTTTCGCCCCGCGCGGAGCCCCCGGTGGGAAAAGCGGGGGCGGCGGCCGCGCCGGAGACCGACTCTCCGCCGCCGCCCTCTATGGAACCGGCGCAGCGATAGGCTTTACGCCCACCCAGGTCGGCTCCATGTCGCTGTGGCAACTCGCCGCCTGCGTGGACGGCTGGAACAAGACGCATAGCGCGTCGGCCAAGCCGGAACCGCCGAGCGAGGAGGAGTTCGACGCGATGAAGCGAGCACACGGGGACGCCTGATATGGCGAAGACCGATCTCGAAACGCTGGTGGTTCGCCTCGAAGCCCAGATGCGCTCCTACGAGCGCGAAATGGCGAAGACGCGGCAGACGACGGACCGACAGCTCCGGGCGGTTGAACAGCGGTACCAGAAGGCCGGAAAAGCGATCGAGGCGAGCACGGCGAAGACCGCAGCGGTAGCGACGCGCAACCTCGAAGGGGCGCTGGTCGGCGCGGCGACCGGGCTGGCCGGTGCCGCGACCGGCGCGCTCGCCGGCTTCTTTGCGATGTTCACCGGCGCAAAGTTCATCACCGCCACGGTCGAGCAGGAGCGCGTCGAGAAGCAGCTCGAGCAGACGATCCGCTCGACCGGAGGCGCCGCAGGCTATACCGCGGACGAGCTGAAAAAGCTCGCTGCGACGATGCAGCAAGTGACGAAGTTCGGTGACGAAACCATCATCATGGCGGAGGCGCAGCTCCTCACCTTCACGAATATCGGACGCGACGTCTTTCCGGAGGCGCTGGAGGCTGCGCTCGACATGTCGACGGTGCTCGGCACCGACCTGAAGTCCAACATCCTTCAGGTCGGCAAGGCGTTGAACGACCCGGTCGCTGGCGTCAGCGCGCTGCGCGAGGTCGGTGTGAGCTTCACCGCGCAGCAACAGCAGCAAATCAAAACGCTGGTCGAGTCCGGCAGGGTAGCCGAGGCGATGCGCATGATCCTCGCTGAACTCCGCGTCGAGTTCGGCAACTCAGCCCGTGCAGCGCGGCAGACGCTCGGGGGCGCGCTCGAAAGCCTGAACAACGCCCTAGGCGATTTGTTCGAGGTGCCGACCAGCCAGACGGAAGAGTTCCGGCAGGAGCTGGAGCGCCTGATCGCCGTGCTTCAGGACCCGGCCTTTGCCGGCGCGATCCAGACGATTGGTGCCGGCATCATCGAGGAGTTCCGAGGCGTCCTGAAGCAGATCACCGATTTGTACAAGGCCGCGATCGGCATCAGGGACGCGCTGAAGGCCGGGGATCCCGCAGCGGCGGTTCGCGTCCTCGGCGGTCTCGATCTGTCGACGCTGAAGCAGCTCGCCAATCCGGCGATGGGGCTGACGGACAAGCTGTTCGGGAGGGATGCGAAGGCCGACGCCACGCGGCTGAGCGAGATCACACAAGAGCTGATCGATCTCGAAAAGCAGCTCGCCGAGGCGCGTGTGGCCGCCGCCTCGCCGATAGACGCAAGCCTCGGCATCTCGCGCGCAAAAGTACAGCAGCTCGAGGGTCGGGTCGCGACGTTGCGAAAGGAAGAGGAGCAGGTTCGCGCCGCACTCGCCGCGAAGCCGCCGTCGATAGCAATCACCGTCAAAAAGCCACCGGCGAAGCCGCAAGCGTCGTCCGCGTCGAGCGAGACCAAGCGCGAGTTTGATCCGTTCACGCGTGCTGTCTCCCAGGCACAAAGGTCCATCGCGGTGATCGACGCCGAGACGGCGACGATCGGCCTCAACACGGAGGCGCGCGACCGGGCGCGGACCGTTGCGCTCCTCGAGGAGGCGGCGAAGCGCACCAACACCGAGGCTGGGCTGAAAAGTACCGAGGTGACCGAGACGCAGCGCCAGAAGATCGAGGAGGTGGCGACCGCGATGGAGCAGGCGGCCCGGCGCGAACGGGTGCTGAGTGAGGCGTTCGATCGGATCGACAGTGCGGCCGACGGCGCGGCCGACGCCTTCGCCGGATGGGTCACAGAATCACAGACAGCTGGCGAGGCTTTCACCCGCTTCGCCAACTCGGTGATCCAGGACATCCTGCGGATGCAGGCCAAGGCGATGATCATGAGCATCATCGCGCCGAACGGGGCCGGCAGCGGCGCAGTTTCGGCGCTCGCGTCACTGTTCGGGAGCGGAGGGTTCGGCGTGGGGATGGCGAGCGGCGGCCAGGTGCGTGGCTCCGGCACCGGCACGTCCGACTCGGTTCCGGCGATGCTCTCGAAGGGCGAGTACGTCGTGAATGCGGCGGCTACGGCCGGCAATCTACCGCTTCTCGAAGCGCTGAATTCCGGGCGACTGGCCGGCTTTGCCGATGGTGGTGTGGTGATGCCGCCGGGCATCGCGCCCGTGGCGCGAGCCTCCCGCGCGCCGGCGGTCAATGTCGTCGTGAACGAGGCACCGGGGGTCACGGCGAAGACGTCGGTCGGTACGGACGGCACGGTGATCGTCGACATGATCTACGACGCCGTGCAGACGCGCATGGCGTCCGATCTCTCTCGCGGCCGCGGCGCGATGGCGAAGGCCGCGAAGCGCCGGACCACCCTGCGAGGATAGAATCGTGGCATTGCCGACATGGCCGACGGCGTTGCCGTACAAGACCAGGCAGTCACCGCGGAAGCGACCGGAGGGCCATCGCCAGCCGGTCGTGACGGAGGTCGAGGACGGTCCGCCGATCATGCGGGTGCAGGCACGGACCGTCGTCGAGAAGATCGGCTATTCGATCGTCATGACGGACGCGCAGTGCGCGGATTTCCGTGCGTTCGCGGTCGAGACACTGGACCAGTCGACACGGCATTTTCTGATGCCGGTCCCGATTCCCGGCACCGGCTACGTGCAGCGCCGATGCTGGTTCGACGGCGGGACATATTCGATCGACGAGAGTGGGAGCCATTACGTCGTGTCGTTCACCCTGTGCGTGTTGCCCTACGCATCGTGACACCATGTCCCTGACGGATGCGATGCAGGAGGCTTACGCCGCGAACCCGGCGGGCGAGGTCGTGATCGAGACGCTCGAGCTCGACCATGTCGGCTTTGCCGAGCCGGTGCGGATCGCCTCCAATGTCGAGGACGACGTCCTGCTTCCTCTCGTCGCCGGCGGCGACCCGGTGACGTTCCGGGCGCTCGCCGTCGCCGTCACGCTGCCCGGCGTGTCGGAGGACGGGCCGACGCCGATGCGCGTCCGGATCGACAACGTGTCGGGTCTGCTGCTGCCCTATCTGCGGGCCGCGATCCAGTCGACCGCACCGATCTCGGTCGTCTATCGCGCCTATACCTCGGCCGACCTGACGGGACCGGGCGACGTGATCGACGGGTTGCAGTTGCGGTCGGTCGATCTGACCGCGACGACGGCCGAGGGCGAGGTCTCGTTCCGCGAGGTCGCGATGGAGGCCTTTCCGCGCGCCACCTACGACGGAACCTTCTATCCGGCTCTGAGCAATCTGTGATGGAACTGCCTGCTTCCGCCGCTGCGGCCTATGTCGATCGGCTGATCAACGCGCCATGGACGCGTGACGGCCGGCATTGCTGGCGCCTCGTCGCCGACGTGCAGCGCGACCTGTTCGGCCGTGCCCTGCCGCCCGTGCTCGATGCCGGCTGTGGGGGCGGGGAGGGCAGGCGCTATCGCCGCGGCCTGTTCGCCCAGCATGCCGAGCGCGGCCGCTGGCACGAGGTCGGCCGGCCGGTGCACGGCGCCGTCGCGCTGATGCGCCGCCGGGCGGCGGTCGAGGGGGATTACGAACATGCCGGCGTGTGGCTCGAGCTGGATGGTGGCGGTGTGCTGCACACCGACGCACCGCACGGCGTGGTTCTCGACTCGCTGCGTGATCTCGGCGCCCGTGGCTGGGTGCCGAGCTGGTTCGTTCCAGGGGTGTCGTGAGCATGAGCCGGGCGGGTGCGCGTGTGATGCGCGTCAACGTGGTCGGGCGCGAGATCGCGCCGGCCGTGACGCTGGATCGGCGTCGGCGCCGGCTGGCCTCGGTGGTGCGTCAGCATGCCGATCTCCGACGGCCGTTCGTCGTGTCGGTGCATCGGCGTGGCGATGTGATGCGGCCCGAGGATCACACGGTGCGCCGTCGGGCCGATTGGGCGCGGACGCTGGTCGAGCCCGGTCACGTGGTGCTGATCACCTATCTGCCGCGCGGCGGCGGCGGCTCGTCCAACCAGTCGAGCGGCAAGCAGATCGGCATGGCGGTCGGGATGATCGCGCTGGTCGCTGCGGCGGCCTGGGCTGCGCCACTGGTCGCCGGTGGGCTCGTGTCCGGGGCAAGCGGCGGGCTGTTCACCACGGCCTCGTCGGCGCTGGTCGGTGCCACGCAGGCCGGTCTCGTCGTCGGCGGCGCGGCGCTGCTCTCGCTCGCCATGCGCGCGGGCGCGAACGACGACGACAACGAGTCGAGCCGGCAGCTCTACGGTGTCTCGGGCGGTGGCAATCTGCCGAGGCCGGGCGATCGAATTCCGGTCGGCTACGGGACATTCTGGACGCAGCCCGACCTGACGCAAGCCGATTACACCGTCTATGACGGCGACGACCAGATCCTCTACAAGAGGGTGACGCTGGGGCTCGGCAAATATCGCGTCCACAAGATGATGCTCGGGACCGCGACGCTGTGGACCGAGGATGGAGGCATCCAGGAGCCGTTCGTCTCGATCCAGGGCTCCGGCTCGTCGGCACTGACGCGCACCTCGGGGACCGGTGGATCGTCGATCGGCCCGACGGAGATCGAGATCATCCAGCCGGGTGGCAGCTCGCCCCTTGTCCCGGGGTCGGTCTACACCAACGGCAATGTCGCCGGCATCGAGCTGCCGTACCCCGGCGACAATCCTGGGTGGTCCGGGCCGTTCGTCTGCTGCGAGTCCGGCAGCCGGACCAGCACGATCCAAATCGACTACGAGGCGCCGATGGGCGTCGTCAACAACGGCTGGGACGACGGCAAGGCCCACGCCGCCAACTGGTCCGTCGAGTTCCAATACGCGGCATGTGACGACGACGATCAGCAGATCGGTGACTGGGTGCAGCTCCACTCCAACGGGTTTTCGACAAAATCTCTGACCGCCCTGCGGTTCACACGGAAGATCCCCGTGCCGGAGGGGCGATATCTGGTGCGGGCACGCAACACGCAGAGCGAGTCCGACGTCGTCGTGAACACGGCGACCTGGTCGGGGCTGCGCTCGCATTTCGACGACGCCGTGGTGCGCCCGCACGTCACCGAGATCGCGTTGCGCGTGCGATCGGACAAGTCGCTCGGCGTCACCTCGTTCGCCGATCTCTGGGTGCAGGCGACGCGCATCCTGCTGGTGTGGGACGGAGCCGAATGGGTGGAGCAGCCGACCCGCAAGGCGGTTTATGCTTTCGCCGACGTTCTGCGAAATGCCGATTACGGCGCGGCGATGAGCGACAGCCAGATCGATCTCGATCGCATCGCGCACTATGCCTCGACGCTCACCGAATTCGACACCTACGACGGCGTGATCCGCGGGCCGGTCTCGGTCTACGAGGCGGCCTCGGTGGCGCTGTCGACGATCCGGGCGGAGCCCGCGAATTTCGGCGCGGTTTGGTCGTTCACCCGCGACGAGCAGAAGGACGTGCGCAAGCACGTCTTCACCCGGCGGCAGATCAAGCAGGGCACGACCGCCGCGACCTTTCCAGTCGCGCGCGACGACGGATCGGCCGACGTCATCGCCGAATATTACGTCGATGGGGATCCGCGGCGCCGCCGTGAGGTCCGCGTCACATACGGTGCCGAGACGCTCTGGCCGCAGCGTCAGCAGCTGCAGGGTGTCACCACCCACGAGCACGCCACGCACCTCGCGCGCTGGATCGCGGCCTGCGCCTATTACCGACGTGAGCGTCGCCGCTTCTCGGCGGACCGGCAGGGGCGGCTCGTCACGCGGGGTGATCCGGTGCGGGTCGATGCATGGTTCATGGCCGATGCGCGCGCGGCGGGCATCCTGTCGGCGACCGGCCGCACATTGACGCTCGATACCGCCATGGAGATCGCCGACGGTCGATATGCGCGGCTGCGTGACCGCAAGGGGCGCGAGTGGGGTCCCTGCGCGGTGACGTGGCCGAACGCCGAGCAGCCGAACGTCGTCGTGCTGGATGCCGCCGACGTCGCGGCGGCCGAGGACTATCACGGCATGCCGCTCGACTCCGTGCTCGCGGACCCGGCCGAGGATATGACGAGCGTGCAGATCGGCCCGCTGATCGAGCTCGAGGACCCGTACCTGGTCGTGTCGGTCACGCCGCAAGGGCGCGACGACATCGCGATCGAGGCGGTCTACGATCATCCGTCCGTCTGGGAGGCTCTGGGCGAGCCCATCTTGCCGGGGCCGAGCATCCCGTCGTTCGGGACCGAGGTTCCGGCCGTGCCGACGGTGCCGTGGGTGCGCGCGCAGTGCGTGGAGCGGTCGACCAGCCTCGACGTCGATTGGGCCTGCGGGACGGCGCGCGGCGCCGCCTCCTACATCGTGATGCTCTCCTACGACGGACAGACCTGGGAACAGGTGTCCGAGGGGCTGTCCACCTCCGGCAGCTATCCGATCCGGCACGAGGAGGGCGTGACCGTCACGGTGGCCGCTTATGCCGTCAACGGGTATGGCGTCGCAGGGCCGACCGTCTTCACGTCGCTGACGACCTTCACGCCATCGATCCAGGCGTCCGTGAGCCTGCTGCAGCAGCTGATCAGCCAGGTGAACGCGCTGTTTCGCGATGTGACCGGTCAGCTCGACGAGTGGAGCGAGATCGTCGCGGCGGCGGCGCTGTCGCGTTCGCAGGCCGAGTGGCTCGACAAGCAGACGATCCGCCGGGAGATCACGGCGACGGGCGGCAAGGCGCTGGCCGCGGTGACCGAGCTCGCCACCACCGTCGCGACCGAGCAGCAAGCCTTCGCGGATTATCGGGTGACGGTCTCGGCGACCTTCGACGGCCTCACAGCGAGTGTCGAAAGCAATTCGAGCGCGATCGCCATGGTCGACGGCAAGCTGTTGGCGACCGCGAGCCTGCAGCTCAATTCCGACGGCTATGTCAGCGGCTGGCGGGCATACAACGACGGGTCGACGTCGGCGTTCATCGTCCAGGCCGACACGTTCGCGGTCGCGTGGTCCGGCTTGGCAGGAGGCGACGTCGTGCCCGTCTTCACGATCGCGAACGTGAACGGTGTCGCCAAGCTGGCGTTCCGCGGCGACATGATCGCGGACGGGGGGATCCTCGCCGGCCAGCTGTCGGTCGCGACACTCTCCTCGATCACGGCGAACATCGGCGACGTGACGGCCGGCGTCGTGCGGTCGGCCAACAACCTCTTCCGCATCGAGTTGGACAATGCGAGGCTGATCATTTCCGATGGCTGATCGCGTGCTGCTCGGCCGGCTGCCGGACGGACAATTCGGCTTGCGTGTCTCGCGTCCGGGATACTCGGTGCAGGCCGAGCCGCTCGGCTCGTTCGGCATCGCGTTCGATTCTCGGCTCACCGACTTCGGCATCATCCATCAGCAAGGCGTGATGGGCTACGGCACGGTCACCTTCCCAATCCTGCCATATGTTCCGCTCGCCACCATCTGCCGGATCGACGACGGAAACTACCTCTGGCCGCAGGACGTGGTGGAGACGTCGTTCGCCGCTCCGTCTCTGCGCCACTGGGTGACGCCTTTCGTAGGGCTCGTCACGTCGTCGAGCCTCACCATCCGGACGCTCGACACCTTCTACGGGGTCGCCTGGCCGGCGACGCGGTGGCTCTATACGATCTACGCCATCGAGGTCTGACGTGGTCGCGCGCATCATCCTCGGACAACGCGGCGGCATCTATGATCTGTGGGTGTCGAAGCCGGGTGTCGATGTGGAGACCGCCCCTTACGGCCGGCTCTTGCTCGGAGGAAACACCGGAGCGCAGCAGGTCGTTGCGCAGGGGAACACGGCCCTGTCGGGGTCCGGGGCGCTGCCCACCTCGACCATCCACCATATCGCTCTGCCTGCCGAGATCGCGGGTTTTTCGGACCTCTTCGTGTGGGGCTATGTCTACTACACGCGCGATTATGCCGGCGGCGAGATCGGGTGGTGGAACTTCCAGTACCAGAAGGGCATGCCGGGCGACGCGTCGTTCCGGGTCGAGGGTGGAACGCTGGTCGTGAGAAACCACTCGACCGCATCGATCGGATCCAGCTCCGCACCGTGCACGCTCCGGGCGCGGTGGGTGATCTTTCGCGAGGCGTATTGATGGTCCAGCGCGTGTTGATGAATCCGGCCGGTCTCTTCGTGTCGAAGCCGGGCGTCGACGTCGCCGGCGCAGGTCTGTTCCAGCACATCTTCCATCCGTCGTTCAGGTCGCCGCTGCTCGTCGCCAAGGGATCCTTCTCGCTGACGACCGGCATTGGCAACGATCGGTTCAACACGAACGAGGTCGTGCAAGCCGTGTCGTACGGCAAGACGATCGATCCGCCGCCCTTCGTGGTCGCCAATGCGATGTCGGAGCGCTGGAGCCTGCAGATCAGTTCGCCGGCAAGCGAGCGTTACGCGTATCTGAACGGCCAGTGGATCACGTGCGTGTCGGAAATGCCGAACTGGGAGCCGACCGACCTGTACACCGGGTCGAAGGTGCAGAGGGCGGTCGAGGGACAAGCCGTCGGAAGCGGGATTTCGCGGGTGCACGAGACGTTCGCCTCGATCAAGTTCGCGATCCGCCCGATGACCGACCGTGTCGAGTTCGCGGTGAACGGCGCGCCCTACGGCGTGGTGATCAGGTACGCGATTCTCGACCTCGGGTGAGGGAGCAGGCGAATGGCAATCGGGGATCCATACACGACCGGGACGGTCACTGTGGCGGCCGGAAGCACGACGGTGGTCGGCTTCGGCACGGCCTGGTCGCTAGTCGCGCGTCGCGGCGACGACATCCACGCGGCCGGGTTGACCGGTATCGTCGGCAATGTGGTCGACGACACGCACCTGGATCTGCTGCTGCCGTGGGCCGGGGAGGAATTGACCGATGCGGCCTATGCGTTGCTGCCGCGCTCGACGCAGCGCTACAGCGCAGCGGTCGCACTGCAGACCAACGATCGCTTCCTCGCCGCGCTCCAGCGTTCGAAGATCGTGTGGTCGGGTGACGCGCCGGACGTCTCGCTCGGCGAGGAAGGCGAAATCTGGCTCAGCACGGCCAGCACACCATGGCGCTGGTGGCGGCGCGAGTCCGGGGCGTGGATCGAGCAGGATCCGCCGGCTGTGGGCATCGCTCTGCGTGGTGCTTACGATGCCGGCGCCGTGTACGCCATTGGTGATGCCGTCACCCTGGACGGGTCGCTCTACGGATCGCGCCAGGACGACAACAGGGGGCACGACCCCACGGCCTCGACGGAGTGGTGGACGTTGCTCGTCGGCAGAGGCGAGCAGGGTGAGCAGGGGCCACCGGGGCCGCAAGGCCCGGCGGGTCTCGGCGATCTTCTGTCGACCAACAACTTGTCCGATGTCGCCGACGTAGCGGCAGCCGCGGCGAATCTTTCTGTCGTGCGTTTCTCCGCGCAGGAACTCGCGGTCGCGCAGGTAAATCAGGCGCGCGCGAATCTCTTGTTTCCGGCGAGCGGTTACCCTCTTGGGTTTCGCAACAAGATCATCAATGGGAACTTCATTGTCAATCAAACCGAGGCGACCGGCACCGTCACGCTAGCCGCGTATGGTTACGGACATGATCGCTGGAAAGGCGGTGCAGACGGTGCGACATACACCTCGTCCGGCGTCGGTATCGACAAGCTCGTAACGATTTCTGCGGGAACGCTTCGACAGGTCGTCGAAGATGTGAACGTAGAGGCTGGAACCTATGTTCTGAGTTGGGAAGGTACGGCCGCGGCGAGAATGTATCAGAACGGCGTGGCGGAGGGGCCGTTTCTCGCTTCACCGATTGTGAAGACAGACGTCGTTGCTGCATCGACGCTCGTGGTCGAATTCAGTGTTGGAACCGTTACCAAGGTCCAGCTGGAAGTGGGATCAATTCCGACGCCGTTCGAGCGTATTTCCTACGCCGACCAACTCTATCGTTGCATGCGTTACCGGCAGTTCCTCGATCAGGGTTGGACGGGCACATACGCGGTCGGCAGCGGTAATTTTGTAACGATCGCCGGCAGCTTCGCCCCCATGATGCGAGTTGCTCCCACGCTTCTCGGGTGGAATTGGAACAATGCGCTTTTGATTCCAGGGATTATCGGAATGAAGATTACGTCGGTCGTCGGGGCACCAACGAGCCCGCAGGGAGGGCGCTTCGACCTTTATACCGAGGAAGCACCTTTACAAGGTGCGCTCTGTATTCTCGAACCGAGAACAATCCTTGCTACGGCGGAAATCTGAAATGTACCGGTTGACCAATGGCACGAGCATCATTCGTCTTTCCGACAGCGCGTGCATTCCGGCGGATCCCGCGAACACGGACTATGCCGTATATCTCGCCTGGCTCGACGGCGGCGGGACGCCCGAGCCGTATGCCTTGACGGCTGCCGACCTCGTCGCCCATGCCAATGCCCGACAATGGGCGATCGCGACGGGTGGCTACTCCGCGACGGTCGACGGTGTCGTGATCACCTTTGCCACAGACGCGACGAGCCTCACGCTGATGGCCGGCAAGGTGCTTCGGCTCCAACAGCCGGACGCGGAGACGTCGGTCTCCTGGCAGGTCGGGCCGACCGAGTTCGTCGACGTGCCGGCGGCCGATTTCGTGGCGATCGCCGCGGCAGCGTCCGATCGTGTGCAGGGGAGCTTCGATCTCCTTCGCCACGAGGTGCTGCCGGCGATCGCCGCCGGCATCATCACCACCACTGCCGAGATCGATGCCGCGTTCGCGGCCGCCTGACCACCAGCCCGAAATCATCATCGATCCGATCACGTCCGGCCGCGCGCCGGACCGATGGAGCACGAGCATGTCACGACCGATCGATATCATCCGCAAGGCTGCGCCGAAGGCGCGGGCGAGCTACCTCGCTGCTTTCGAAGCTGGGGACGCCCTCTTCCGGCAGCACGGCATTACGACGCCGCTGCGCGTCGCGCATTTCCTGGCCCAGGTGCTGCACGAGACCGGTGGGCTGACGGTCGAGCGCGAGAGTGGCGCTTACAGCGCAAAGCGACTGCTCGAAGTGTTCGGCAAGGGAAAGCACTCGGCCGCGATCACTCCGGCCGAGGCGAAGCGACTCGCCAAGGATGGCCCCGCAATTTTCGAGCGGGTCTACGGCCTCGGCAATCCGCGCAAGGCCAGGGAACTCGGCAACACGCAGCCGGGCGACGGCTGGCGCTACCGCGGCGGCGGCCTTCTCCAGACGACGGGCCGCGAGAACTACCGCCGCATGGGCGAAAAATGCGGTGTGGATTTCGAAGAGCACCCGGAGCTGGTGCTGAGCGCGGAGCACGCGCTCGAGCCGGCACTGGGCGAGTGGTCGGCCGGCAATCTCAATGCGGCCGCCGATCGCAACGACATCCTGGCGATCACGAGGCGGATCAACGGCGGCACCAACGGCCTCGCCGACCGAAAGGCTTGGCTCGCCAAGCTGCGGCCGCTGATCGAGTCGGTCGACCTCCTCGACCGGTCGCCCGTCCCGACCGTTGCCACCGTGCCGACGCCGGTGGCGCTGCAAGCCAAACCCGGGGTGTGGAGCACGTTGTGGTCGGCGGTGGTCGGCCCGGCCGCAGCGGCCGCGGCGCCTCGCCCTGCGGAGGTCCGGCCCGGCCTCGCCGCCGGCGGGGATCCGCAACTCTACGACGTGCAGAGCCAGCTCGCCGCCAAGGGCTACGCGATGGTGGGCCAGCCGGACGGGATCACCGGCCCGAACACGCGCTCGGCAATCCGGACGTTCCGGGCCGAGCACGGGCTGCCGGACGGCGACCGAGTCGACGATGCGCTCCTCGCCGCGCTTGCCACCGCCGGGGCGCGGCCGATCGCCCGCGGCCGGGCCGAGGCCACGGCGCGCGACCTGCGCGCACAAGGTTCGCCGCAGGTCGCCACGCTCGATTCGATGGGGTGGCTCGGCCGCGCCCTCGGCCTCGGCGGGGTGATCGGCGGCATCCAGCAGTCGGGCGCGCTCGACCAGGTGCAAGATACGCTGCACAGCATCCAGGACGCCGCCGGCACCGTCACCGCGATCGCCGGCAGCGTGATCGGCGTCGTGCAGTGGTGCCTCGCCCACTGGTGGCTGCTCGCGATCGTCGCCGGGCTGTGGCTCGTGTTTCGCGCGGCGACCGGCGTGCTGCAACTCGTCGTGCTCTTCCGCCAGGGCATGCTGACCCGGGCCGACAGGTGAGGGGGCCGACGGTGTGCCGTCGGTTCTCACAACCACAACAGTGATGCCGAACAGATAGGGAGGACGAGGTGACGGGGTCCGGGTTTCCCCGGCCGCGGGTCGAGTTTGGCGACCTGTCCCGCGGAGCGACTCTCAGAGATGGCCGCCACCCCGTCGTCGCTCTGGCGAGCGGCAGAGGGATGGCACATCCGGGAACCAATGTCAGTGGAGTTCGTTCGCTGCGCCTCGTGTCGGGCGCTGCTGTTCCGTGCCGATGCCGGCGCAATCGCCGGCATCGTCGAAATCAAATGCCGCCGCTGCGGCACCTTCAACGTGCTGAGGCCAACCGAGCCCTCCTGCGAGCGCCGCGAGCGCCAGACCTCGGGAGAGGCCTCATGCATATCGCGCGGCGAGAAATCGGCCCCGCCACACTCTATCTCGGCGATGCGCTCGAGATCCTGACCGACCTGGCGCCGGGAACCATCGGTGCGGTGCTGACCGATCCGCCATATTGCAGCGGCGGAAATGTTCGCGACCGGGCGATGCCACCCTCGGCCAAGTACTTGTCGAAGGAGCGGTTCGGAGCCTATCCCGAGTTCGCCGGAGACGCCCGGGACCAGCGGTCGTTCTTCGCCTGGTCGACCCTGTGGATGGGGCGGGCGCGACGCCTCGTGCGGGCGGGTGGTCTGCTGGTCACCTTCACCAACTGGCGCCAGCTCCCGGTCACCACCGATGCCGTGCAGGCCGGCGGCTGGGTCTGGCGAGGCATCTGCCCGTGGGACAAGACCGAGGCTTGCCGCCCCCAGCTCGGGCGCTATCGGGTGCAGGCCGAGTATGCGGTGTGGGCGAGCCAGGGCGCGCGGCCACTCGCCGGGCCGGTCGCCCCGGGCGTGTTCCGAGCGTCGGTCCCGCGGGTGAAGCACCACATTGCAGGCAAGCCGGTCGAGCTCATGGCCGGGCTGCTGGCGATCATGGAGGGGCCGGTGCTCGACCCCTTCATGGGGTCCGGGACGGTCGGGGTGGCGTGCCTCGAGCGGGGGCTTCCCTATGTCGGGATCGAGATCGAGCCGGCCTATTTCGAGGTGGCTTGCGAGCGGCTCGAAGCGGCTGTTCGAGGCCGGCCCGATGCGTCTGCCTCGTAGTCCGAGGACACTCCATGCCCGGTACGCGGTCCACCCACACTCGGATCACCGAATGGATGCTGGCGACGCTGATGGTGACGTGGGGCGCCGCCGTCGCGCTGCCGGGTGATGCGCTCGGCCCGGCCGGATATCGGGTGCTCACCGAGCTGGCACCCGAGCCGGTCTGGGCGCTGGTCTCGATCGCCATCGGCGTGATGAGGATGGCGGGCCTCGTCATCAATGGCCGATGGCGACGCTCGCCGCTGCTGCGAGCCGGCGGCGCCGCCTGGGGGCTCGGCTGGTGGCTCGGTCTCGCCTGGCTGCTGTGGCTCGGGTCCGAGCCCGGCGCGCTGCCGGCGCTCGCCTCCTATCCCGTGTGCGCCCTGTTCGAGGCCGTGTCGGTCTGGCGCGGTGCGGCCGATTCCCACCGATCGGGGGCGCTGGGGCGATGGATGTCGGGGCAGTGAGCGCGGCGGACGCGCTGTCCTGGTGGACGGCGCTGATGGGGACGGGATGGCTCGGCGCGGCGCTCGCGGCCTGGCTCGGCTGGCGGCGGGCGCGGCACGATGCCGTGCGTCAGGCGCCCGTGCTGACCGACGAGGCGCGGGCCTCGATCGGCTGCGGCATCGCCGACCGGCTCGCCGTCGAGCGGATGGATCGCCTCGACGAGACGCTCGCCGAACTCGGTCGGGCCGTCGAACGGTTGTTCCAGGCGATGGGCCGGCAGCATGGCGACATCGGCGATCGCATCGGCCGGCTCGGCGATCGGGTGGAGCGCGTCCACGACGAGGTCAGGGAGGTTAGGCGAGCCGTCGAGGATCTCAAAGAAAGGTGA